ATGAAGAATCCTATTGGCCAGAGATGTGGTCCATTGATTACTTAAAAGAAAAAAAACGACAAGCACCTATTGCTTTTTCTTTTCAATATATGAATCAAGTTATTCGACAAAATGAATTATCTCTAGCTCCAGAACTTATTGTTAAAGCTGAAATTGCAACAGAATTTGATACGTTAGGAGTAGGGGTTGATCTCTCTGCTGGCATCAAGGAGAAGAATGATTACACCGTAATGATCCTTGGTGGACGTATAGGCGATCGTATTCATATTATTGATTACAGACGTATCCGCGTCATGGGTAACCTAGAGAAATTAGATGCTCTTAAAGAACTTCTTAATGATTGGTCAATACTTGGTAAAGATGATAATGATAACTATTTCCCAACGTACTCAACATGTGATGTCTGGTCGGAAGCTGTGCAATACCAAGCTTCATTAGAAGCTGATTTCAGAAGAGTATGTCTTAATAATGAAGGGTTATATAATTTAATCTGGCATCCCGTCAAGGGATTTAGAGCAGATAAATTAGCACGTTTTCGTGGCATCATGGGGATGTTTGAAGATCGTAAAATTATTTTTAATCGCTATCGGAATTTTACAAACATGTTTGAAGAGCTTACTAATTTTGGTATTAGTAGCCACGACGATTGTGTGGATGCTCTCGTCTGGCTCGTTACTGGTTTAGCTAGAAAGGGACAACTACATCTTGATTATTAACCTTATAATGAAGAAAAGCGGTTTTTGTTGTGGGTCCTGAATACATTGCTATTGCTGTTACCTCCTTTTTATCCGCCTTCACAGGAGGTACCTGGGTAGCAAATAAAATTTTAGATCGCAATCAAGAACGTATAAAACAATCCTATGATTATATCGGAGCACAAAAACGCCGGATTGATATTTTGGAAGACCACATCAATCGCTTACCTTTAGATTACGTTTTAAAAGTTGACTTCCTCAGAGAAATAAAAGAGATGCATGATAATTTTAAACAAATTCAAGACAAACTTGATAAACTTATGGAAAAGCTTTTATCAAAATGAGTTACATCCTTGAAGTACAAGAGAACGAAAACGGTGACCAGTACTTGGTTCTACCTGATGAAGTAGTCGAAGAACTAGGTTGGCATGAAGGTGACGTACTAGATTGGGACGTACATGGAAGGGGGATCATCTTGACAAAAGTAAGTGATTCATCTGGTTATGAAGTTATAGAAGAGTAGAATATAAAAAATTAAAGTAGTAAATAAATGAATTATTATCAATCGCAACCTGGCGGCTTTTACGGTACAGAACTAGGAAATGTTCAAGGCATGGAAGCTATAGCAGGTAGCCTTAATCACGACTTAAGGTATCCTAAAATACCAGGTCGTGACGTACAGGGAATACCTAATGCAGATGTAATGCGTGAGAAATTACGTCAACGTCTTCTTAAGAATCCAGATGGAGAAGAAACACTCCCTCCTTTCATACAGAAAGCAGAAGGTCAATTTGGGGATCAAAACCCGTTAGCTTTTGGTTCTAGTAATCTTCCAAATGCTGTTGCTAATATGGGAGGTCAGTTTCCAATGGGTAATATGGGAGGTCTTGCAAATTTTCAAAATCTTTTAGCACAAGCTAGTCAAGAACGTTCCAGAGTACCTTTAGCATAAATTTACTAACGCTTACTATATACAATATTTAAAATAATGAACCCGTTTGAACAATTACTAGCTAACTTAAAAGCTCCAAAAATACTTGGCGATTTACCTCAATTAACTGGTGTAATACCCTCTTCGACTGCTTTAAAACATTCACCAGTTGCAGCTAATTTATTTAGTGCTTTTACAGGTGGTCCTTTAAAGTTAAATGATTTTAATAATACGGGTAGTGCAACTATTAATCCCATGGCAGGAGGAATGAACCTGTCTTTTGGAAATGGTTTTGGCGTAGATTTAAATGCAAAAAATAAACAAATAGGACTACAGACCCCAATTGGCACTTTAAGCGGGAATTTTAGCAAGAACAACCCAGGGGTAAATGTAAACATACAGACCCCAATTGGAACTTTAAGCGGAAATTTCAATAAGGACAACCCAGAGGTAAATGTAGCGTTCCCTGTAGGAAAAACTGCTGATGTGCAAGCTGGTTATGATCGTACACGAGGAGCGTTTGGCGAACTTAATTTTAACATTCCTTTTGGCGGTAATCAACAACCCTCTGGCGGACGTTTACCTATACCTTCTTTACCTTCAAACCCAGTACCAGAAGTTGTTCGTCCACCTTCTACAGGAAGATTTCTTTCTGGTGATACACCTTTTCACCTTCTTCCAAAAACAGAATCAGTTGATCCTGACCAAGAATTTCTAAAGAATTTTATCCGTGGCCGTCTATAAATGTTCTAAACTTTCACTAGAGATGCTAAGATTTACAAAACCAAACTTTAATAAATAAGCTGTGGACGCTAACTCTCGCCTAAAAGAAATTATTGATTCTTACATCGAGAAAGATGGCGGAGCAAATATTGACACAGGTATTGTTGCGTCCCATGTGGCACAAATGAAACTCTTTGGTATCCGCCAAGGGGTAGAATTTTTTCCTTCTCAAGATAATTTTGGTAATCAACGCAAAGATTTTGTTGACAGGGTACTCAAATACAACAGGATGGATACACGCCTAGATTCAATCTGGGAGTATTTCCTGTGTGATGGACAAGGTTTATTTTACATTAGACCTACTGAGTCTAATTACCGACTTTACTTTTTCCGTCAGCATGAATACCGTTCTTATTACGGTATTAATGGTGAACTAGAAGAAGTAATTATTATCTATAGCTATAAAGTAAGACAAGGATCAGGTTTCAGTGATGGCATTAACGTTACCAATATCTCAGGTAATGCTATTACTGGTCCACAGGGAGCCAAGCGATATATTAAATTATCTATTAAAGATAAGGTAATCGAAGAAACGCATAGTGAAGGAGAGATGTCCTTTGACTTGCCTAGTTATAATGTCCCCGGACGTACTCAAACATTTAAAAATACACTCGGATTCATTCCTTGTGTAGAAATTTTCAATAGTCCCAAAGGTTTTTCTAATGAAGGGGTAGGAGAATTTGACGCATTAGCCAATCATATTGTCACGCATGACGAAATGGTACGTACCATGCGTAAGAATGTACAGTTCTTTGGTAATCCAACTCTTCTTTCATCAAGACCTAAGACAGATCTTATGGAAGCAGGATCTGATTCTACTGTTCAGCGTCCTTCTATTGCAGCAAACTCTGGTTTTAGTGGATTAGGTTCATTAAGTCAATCACGATTTAAGTCAGATCCTCTTTCTAGAGGGATGGATGGACAGATCAGGGTGCCGAGGGTGATTGCCAACCTGGAACCTAATGACCGTGTTGGTTATATTGTCCCAGATGCTATCACTGGAGATCAGAATAACTTTGCACGGCAGTATCGAGAAGAAATACGAACAGCTTTAGGTGGTGTAGATGATCTTTCTATCTCCGCTGGTATCACAGCAACAGAATATAAATCATTATTCGGTCGTGTATCAGCAACATCTAAGAAGAAAGCAAATGCTATTTACACATATGGTATTTGTAGGTGTCTAGAATTAATTATCTATCAAGAAGAACGTTTATTCCGTGATACATTAGCTGCTTCTAGTGGAATTGAAAAGCCAATAGAACCATCAGAGAATGCATCTAAAGAAGAAATTGATTTATATGAAGCTAGTTTAAAAGGATTTGAAGAGAAAGTTAAACAAATAATGAAGGCTTGTGTGGAAACTCAATACATACCAACAGGTGTCATGGGCTTAATACCAGACGGGGATCTAACCATGCTTTGGAGGTGGTTAGGTCCTGTTTACGAAGACTCCACGCAAGATATTTTAAATAATTCTATCGTGGTACGTAACCTCCAAGAATTAGGTGTTGATAGTATTGAAGCACTGAAGTACCTCTTCCCGTCAAAAACGGATGAGGAGCGGGCCTCGATGTTATCGGGATTCCCGTTCAGGATGGTCAACGAATTGCAAGGAGCTTACTCAGCTTTTTCAAAGTTAGTGGGGGGCATGATGCAGACCCCTCACCCGCAGTCACCAGATTTACCGATGGCTGCAGACCCACGTCTTGACCTTACACCTTATCTGTATCGCACATTAGAAGCATTACAAAAGGAGATGAGTTATGCAGGACGTTACCGTCCAATCGATCCCACAGATGAGCCAAGTACCAACCGCAGTAGCTCCAAGCAGCTACGTGGCAGTACCAGCGCCTCAAGCTCAAGCACCGAGCTACCAGGGACCGGTCAATTACCAGGTGGGTACCAGTTACCCCCAAGCGGTGCCACAAGCGCCTATCAGCTACCAATCAAGCCCTACTCAGTACGCCCCCCAATCCCAACCGGCGGCACCCCAGAACAGCCCATGGGAATCGGCGTTCAACAAAGTA